CGACATGGTGATTTAGAATTTTATTTTAAACCAATGACTTATAAAAATCTCAATGAGAATAATCAAATGCAGTTTGAACAGCAAAAACTAATGGCTCTGATGCCTGACAATGAAATGCCCGATGCTGACAAAATCGCTTCTATCAGTGATGCGTTGAAAAAAATCACAATGATCACCATTGATGCATTGTGTCAAAGCATTGGTGCAGTAAAAACACCCGGGGCATTGGTCACCGAACCTGAATTCATACGTGAACTCATGCAAAATTGTGATCGCATTGTGTTCAACAACGTAAGAGACCATATTGTCAAACTCAAAACAGCCAGCGAACTACAACCGTTGAAGATGCAGTGTCCTGATACAGAATGTCGACACGAATACGAGCAAGGAATGACTTTGGACATGACAAGTTTTTTCGTAGCCGCCTCCTAGCCTTGGACTCTGAGCAAATCAGCAAGATGTTGGAGCAGATGGATTCAGAGGTAGACAGTATTCGGCAGGAGGCGTTAAAAATGTCATGGTACATGAGAGGTGGGTTGACTTACGATATGGCCATGGCATTGGGCTCTAGTGAAAGAACCATGATCAGTCAGTTGATCAAAGAAAATTTAGAAACAACTAAAAAATCTGGATTACCATTTTATTAAACTATGTTATTAAAATTACAAGATGTAAAAGACAATATAGAACAGTGGATCATGAACTTTGTAGAAGTTCCACACCCTGACCTCGGCGGCTGGGCTCCATGTCCGTATGCTAGAAAAGCCAGACTGGATCGAGACTTTGATGTTAGACTAGGACTGGCGCCCATACATGATTTGATGCAGGTCAATCGTCAAGGACTTGGCGGTAAGAGTGTGGTGATATTTGTGTATGAACCCACAGACATTTCTGCCGCAGAATTGAGTCATGCTGTTGATATATGCAACCAAAAATTTCTAGTGCCGAACAATTTGTTGGCATTGGAGGATCACCCTGATGCGGCAGAAGTGGTCAACGGAGTAGTTATGAACAACGTAACCTATGCCTTGGTCCTGATTCAAAGTCTTACGGACTTGAATGAAAAAGCCGAACTGGTTGCTCGGAAAGGCTTTTATACAACATGGCCAGAAGAGTACCTGACACCCCTGTTCAAACATCGTCAGGATCCAAGACTATGACTTATCAATTTGCAAGAATTGACTTGGCCAAAACAAACTATACACCCACAGTGATGTGGAAGTATATCACCAGTCGCGAACCCGATGTGCTGGCTCGGTTGGATGACATATATAGAACCTATTGCATCTACAAACACTTTGCCAGTGTAATGCCCATGTTTCACAGCCGTTACACGGATCCAATGGCTGAGATCATTGGTTACTACGATCAAGAACGATTGGTAGCATTCAGTTTGATTCGCAAGTTTGATCAACACAATGCCTTGTGTGATCAGTTTGCATGGACGTATCATCGACCCCGGATGCGATTAGGCATCGAAACAATGAAAGCAGAGTGTGCTATCTACAAGGAACGAGGATTCCAATACTTGTACCTTGAGCAAGCACACTTATACAAATCCGACATGGATGGATTTGAAATACTAGGACCACTGGAGTAAAATATGGCAGACTTATATACAATTTGGGCAAACAAAGAAGGCGACATTTCAGACCTTGATTGGGTCAACGGAATGAAAAGTTTCTTTGATCATTTGATTGATGAAGGCAAAATGGAATCATATAGAATTACCCGTTGCAAAATGGGATTCCGTAGCATTGCTGATATGCCGGAATGGATGATCTTGATGGAGTTTACGGATATGGGGCAAATGGATTCAGCATTCCGTCGTGTTGCACCGCTTGAAGGTGAACTTGAAGTCAAACACAAAAGTTTCAATCAGTTCGTTAGCGGAGACATCCAACACGCACTCTTCAGAGATTTTCCGGATAAGTTCTAAGTGGCATTAAACGATTAGCTACGCTAATCTATGTCTTTCGCTAAAGCTCAGACATAATTTTTTTATTTGTCTTTCTTTAGCATTATCCAGATTATGTGGTCACAATTCACCGTATACACGGTGAACTGACTCTTTTCACATTATCCGAGTGACAGCAGTCATTTATTATAAAGAGATTGTATTTACATACACAGAGGCGGTTGACCGGTACCCCTTACTCTAGCTTCACATATCAACGGAACCCTAGTGACCCGATAATAAATCCAAGTCCTATGAGCTGGGGTTGTATCTTTTTCACATGGCCCCAACCATTTGTTGCCTTAAGTTAGCAATTGCCTTTGACGCCCAAGATCTGGACCGGGTATCTCACCGTTCCTCAATGGGGCTAGTCCACGACTAGCACAGTGTCTACAAGTTGCCTATCTAAGTTTTAAATTTTGTTTTTTATATGACTACCATGCACACGAACACTGATCTGTCCGTTGTACCAGTTGTCTGATTCTAATACTCTATGATTGAATTGTTCTCTAGCTTCTACATAACTGCAAGCGGCTTTTGATGGGCAATAAAATAATATTTCTCTTGTGAAGTTGTCTGCGCCTAATTCGGCAATGTCTTTATTGAGTTGTTCATTTGATCCATAGTATAGCTGCCAGTCTGAGTCTATTTTACTTCGAATTCGTTTTTTCTTCTTGTTACCGTTTTTTAATTTTACTACTTTGTATGAGGTTTTACTAAACTTTGCTAATTTTTTTCCAATATATCGCCTGCCGGTGAGTTTATTTGTAATCAAATAAACAAAACCAACACAATCTTCGGGTAATGTTTCAATTTTTTGTTGTTCGTAAAGCCATACCATGGACTAATAGTTATCATTATGTTGTCGATTCCTATTAATTTGTAAGCCATCCAACAGCATATTCCTTGTCTACTAGATTACACCCGCACTTCTGTTCACACTCGACCCATGCTTTTTTTGGATCATCAAATGTATCAAACAGCTTGTTCCAGATTGGATTTTTTAATACGTCTGTTAACGATTGTGTTTTTAAATTTAATTGTTCTCTATAGACTTGATGAAAACTATCTTTAAAATGTATAGTTTTACGATCAGTGCTCATTGATATATAAGGAAAACTGACCCAACTACACGGATGCAACACACCATCCGCACTAACATACAATCCACGATTACCGATGCTGCACATAGGTGTAATAACAGTGTTGTGTTCTTGTTTAATTTGTTCAAAACGTTGTTGATTGTGTAATAGGTATTCGTTATTAAGTTGTTCACGCCCACTTATGTTGCGAAAATGTCTTTCGTATCTGTGAGTAGAACTAATAAATTCAGATCGTGGTTCCAATGGGTCCTTGATACCACCATAAGCTTCACCATACTTACTACCAAATTTTGTGCTGTAAGTTAATTGTAATCCATCACATCCAATGTCATGAGCTTGTCGTTCAATTTGATCAAGGTAGTCTTGATTAAATGCAAAAACAATTGTTGCCCAATAAACAAATGCAGGACTTTCTTCACACATAATCTTCATACCAGTTATGATAGAATTCCAGTCACTTCCAATTCGATATAAGTTATTACTAGCATTATCATATCCGTCAACACTAAAGTTTATAGTATCGTATTCATTACTGATTTTAGCAAACTCTTTCCACCACTCTGGCTTACGATAACTGCCGTTGGTAATGGTATAAACATGAATTTTAGGATTGTGCAATTTAATATACTTTATAATTTCAAGATATTCACTAGCATAGATAGGATCTCCAATATCACCACACATGGTTATTCTTCTAACCTGGGTTTTTAACAAAGTTGGAGTCAACGTTTTTTTAAAAAAATCTAAATCTAATTCCTTGTTTAACCAAGGCACCGGCGAGGTGTCATTCCTTGGGCATCTTGGGCATTTCAGTGTGCATTTGCCACTGACTTCAAAATGCCAGTGATATAATTGCCATTGGTGAGTCATGGTGAGACCTCGATGAATTTTACAGTGTTATCAAACAACACAGAGATTATTCTATTAACTGCATACTCAGGAGTTAGATAAGTGTTACGATATACATTGTCAAACCGATCCTCATGGCCAATATATCTATTCTGATTAAAATTGGTTTTAGTAAGGCCTAGTTGTATTTCTAAATAATTTACAGTGGGATAATCTACCTGTAGCATTTTTCCAAATTCACTCAGTGATTTTTTTGACAAACTATAGGCTAAATTATTTGGCCAATACTGTTTGTTGTTGGTGCTAGTAACATTTACAATTTTGCAGGCAGAATTTGACTTCAATGCTTTGTGTGATAATACTATCGGTGATAATAAATTAGTTGTTAAAATATTTACAATACTATCCAATTCTTGTTTGACAAATTCAATTTTACCACCTTGATCTGTTCCAGCACAATTAATTAACATATCTACTGTAGGCATACTATAATTGTTTACAGCATCAATATTGCTTAGTTCCAAG